CCCGCAGCATCCAGCCTTCAACGCCGCTGGATGCGCCGACGGATGGACGAACCTTCAGCCAGGCGATTGAAGAACTGGCGGCAAAGCGGAGAGCGGCTAGGGGTTAAATGGGTGCCGGAGGGTGTAAATCGCCCATCGTCCCCGATAGAAGAACCTCCAGCCCTTGTATCTTAAGCCGCTGCCGTTTCCAAAGCCAATACGGCAAGCTAGGGAAACGCAACACGGCAGCCATGCCCCTTGATCTGCGTGCCTTCCTGACGCTTCACGCCACCGTCAGTGCCCGCGACGAAGAGGCCACCCGCCAGGTGCTCCGCGACGTGGCCCTCAACATGGAACGCCGTGCTGCTCACAAGGTCGTCGGGATGCTGGAGCGATCCATCAGCCTTGGTGCTCGGGTCTGGCTGCAGAAGCTGGCCTGAAACCATGGCTGAACGCACGTTTCAATGCAGGCGCAACCAAACCTGCAGGGCATGGATCGAGGAAAGCGCCATTGAATGGCACGACAAGAACGGTCGTCGAAGGCCATTCTGCGCCCCTGGCATGTGCCCAAACGGCAAGCGCAGCGACACTTCCGACGAACTGCTAGCCCTTCAGCTTGATGCCCGCAGGCTGAGGGCCGAGGCCAGGGATGCCAAGGCCTCAGCGGAACGAGCCCTGGCCAAGCTCGAAACGGTGCAGGATGCTCTGACCACGGCCCTAGAGATCAGAGATATTTTTGATCAGGGCACCATTGAACCACCAGCAGATCCCCAAAGGGAGGAAGCAGCACCGATCCTGATGATCAGCGACATCCACTGCGGCATGATCGTGAAGCCATCAGCGGTGAACGAACTCAACGAGTTCAACCCTGACATTTTTGATGATCGACTGGATGCGGTGTTCCGCAATGCCCTCAAGATCATCAATGGCCAGCGCAACACCATGACCATCCGTGAAGGTGTGGTATGGCTTGGCGGGGACATGATTGAAGGGGAGCTGCACAACGATGCCGTGCAGAATCAAACCCTGACCACCACGCAGCAGATCGTTCGCTGTCAGTTGGCCCTGGTGCGGGGCTTTGATTACCTGCTGGCCCATTCTGATTTGGAACGGATCATGGTGCCCTGCAATGTGGGCAACCATGACAGGACGACCAAGAAGCAGCAGAGCAACGCTACGGAAAACAGCTTTGCTCACTTGATGTATCACAACCTCAGGAGGCACTACAGAGAGCAACCGCGCCTGGTATGGCAAATCGCTGATGCCGACTGCCTTTACCTAGACATTTATGACAAGCGGATCAGATTCTTCCACGGCGATTCGGTGAAGTACAACGGTGGCGCTGCTGGCCCGCTGTGGAACGTGGACAAGCATGTAAAGAACCTCGATCAGAGTATCCCAGCCCACAACACCTTCCATGGTCACTTTCATACCCTCAGCTTCGGTAGGGCCACCGGCAATGGCAGCCTGCCAGGTTGCGCACCCTACGGGCACCGCCAGGGCTATCGACCCGAACAACCGCAGCAGGGCATGAGGTTCTTGCACAGCAACTTGGGTTTCGTTGGTTCATTCCCGGTCTTAACCGAGTAACTCATGTCCTATCGGATTGAAGGATCAGAGCTTATCTCCAAACGTGTCACCAAAAACAGCTTCAGACGCGAAATCATCAATGCCTGGGACGGCTGCTGCGCCTACTGCGGCTGCCAACCCGAGAAGGTGACGCTGGATCATGTGGTGCCCAAGGCACGGGGCGGGACCACGGAGCGAGCCAACCTGGTGCCGGCCTGCGCAGGCTGCAACGGGTCCAAAAACCACTGTGATGTCTGGACCTGGTACGGATCCCAGCCGTTCTTCTGCGCTGAGAAGGCAGCCAAGATCAGTAGCTGGCTGTCGCCCCTCACTTCATCTTCTTGCGTCCACCCTTAGATGCCTTGGCCTTGACCGAAAGGCCAATCGCCACCGCCTGCTTCTGGCTCTTAACCACTGGGCCCTTGGCCATGCCGCTGTTCAGGGTGCCTGCCTTCCATTCCTTCATCACCTTGCCCATGGCCTTGGCGCCCTTGGTCATTTTCATTGCTTTGGCCATGGATGCACCGATCACTACCTGAGGTTTCCCGGAAACCTGCAGCAGATCGTGCGGCGCCATGGCAATCCCCACCCTTAACAACCTGTGGCGGACCACCACCAAGGATGACCGCGAGTTGATCCGGGGCTATGCGGGCTGGCCCCTGTCGGTGTCAAACCTGACGGAACTCACGGCAATCCTTAACCGGGTGGCGATCACCTCCACCGCTGCTGTTGTGCAGGTGCAGAAATGGATCGACGAAATCGAGAACTTGGAGAGCGACTACGCCGACCAGGTGGAGAGCGGGACCGCGCATCTGGGCAATGCAGCAAGCTACGAAGGCCCCGCCCCAGGCACGACCTTGACCCGCGACGACATCAAGCGCAAGGCGGATGTTCTGGAGTGGGACACCAGCCTGCTTCAGGTGAAATACCAATCGGGCGGCGCTGGTGGGACGGCAGGCGCCGTGCTCGGCGGTCGTTTGGCCGACTTAAAAGGCCGGATCTTCCAGACCCTCGGGATTCAGCCGGTCGTCGGCGGCGGCGTCACGCAGTTGGTTCGTAGCTGATGGCCACCGACTTCGCCGAATACGCCAATCTGCGGATGCTCTGGACACCGCCTGGCACCATCACCACCTTCCGGTCTGGGGTGCCTGCTGCTGGCCCTGCCGTGGTGGTCGAGGCCTTCGCCAAGAGCCAGGGCCGCAGCGAGCAGGATCTACCTGGCGTTAAGGCTGGGTCGCTGATCCTGGAGGGCTACATCACCCGCTGGGCCCTGCTGGGCAATGCCAGCTGGCTGGTGGCCAGTGCCTCGCTGAGCTGGACCGATACCGGCTACCGGCCTGCCGGGATGCTGCCTGGCGCTGAAGGCAAGGCAATCTTGACCGACCTGACGGTGCTGCCGACGTTGGCCGATGGTGCGGAACAGGGTCAGCTCCGCATCCTCGAACTGGGCCAGCCGTTTGGTGTTGGTGGCATCGGGGCGGAACTACGCGAGGCCCTGGGTGACAAGTTCAAGGCGGCCCTTTCCACTGCAATCTGAACCATGAGCATCAAGGTTGAAACCACGGTCAGAGGCCCGGGCCCTGGCGAGATGAATCAAATGCTGCAGAAGATCGCTCGCGGCACCTTTACCGAGCTGTTTGGCCGCTATCAGGCATCCTTCAATCCTTCCGCCTGGCCCTGGCCACGGGAGACACGCCGACGGGTTGGCACGGTCGGCAGTCCGCGCAACATCGTGGACATCGGCACCTTGCGGCAAAGCGGCACCTACGGATTTCCCGATCCGTTCACCATGGAGGCCAGCTGGAGCGCCAACTACGCTACCGCCGTTCACGAAGGGGCCCGCCTGCGCAATGGCACCATCCTCCCCGCCAGGCCCTGGACTGATGCGGTCAACGGCACAGTGCAGGCTCCGGGGATCCCAGCGTTCCCGCTGGGTGAGAAGCTTCGGGCTCGCATCCTTGAGGCCGTGGCCGGAACCTAAGCCGGAAACCTAAGTTGTTCGGTCAGGCTGACCATGCCCCTTCCCTTTGTCACCGCTCCTGAAGTCAAGGTCGAGGACGTGGGGGACGAAACCACCGGCATCCTGCAGTTCCCGGTCTTCAATGCCCTGCTGACCGGCGAGCGGATCCTGCTCGATCAGATCAACTACCAGTCCACCGTCACCGAACAGACCCACCGGCTGGCCCAGATCATCCGCGAGGTGGACGATCTGCCCGAGGCCACCGCCAATCTGGTGGCCGCCCGCCTGATGGCCCGCCACATCGGCATCCCCGTGGTGCTGGAGCCCCAGGAGGATCAGATCCGCCTGCGGGAGCACCGGCTGATCCGCGATATTGACAATCTCCTGTCGGCCCAGAACCAGGCTCAGGTCACCCGGCTGGTTACCGCTGCGATCGTCTACCGACTGGGGAAGGTGGAGGCCTCCTGCGCAACCTGGACCGATGCCGACACCATGGGCCTGACGGAGGGCCTCCGCAATGCCATCTACAGCTTCATGCTGCGGGAGCAACGCGGCGGCGGTGAACCCGCTGATCCTGAAGCGGTCCTGCAGGCGATGGCCAACAGCCTGGGAAAGCCGAACCTGCCCCAACCGACTGGGGTGCCATCTTCTGGCGGCTCAACGATCTCTGGCCCCACAACCCCGCCTTCACCCGCGAGCGATTCGCCTGGTGCCCTGAACCCTTCATCTGGGCGGCGCTCAAAGAAGGATCCCGCCTCCTGAGGGAACGGCAGCACGCCGCAGAGCTGCCGATCGCCAACCTGCACGCCTGGTACGCCAACGCCCATCGGGACGCCGAAAAACGGGGCGAGCCGTTCACCACTGAGGACTTCTGCTGGTTCCTGCCACCCAAAGTGGGTGAGGAAGCGCCTTCCGGGCCACCAGCGGAGGCTGGTGCCGCAATGCTGGCCCTCTGCGAGCAACGCCAGGCGCCAGGGTTTGCCATGGCCTTCTACGACTCCCTCGCCACCGCCGGGGAAGGGACACCACCGCCCACACCGTTGGCCCTACTGGCAGAGGATGCCCTATTACTTGCCCCGGTTGAGCACCACGACGGCTGGCAAGGCCTGCTGCTGGCCGAAGATACCGCCGCCGGTCAGGTCCGCACCTTCAGGCTGGCGGATGATCCGCAGCAGCTGGTGACCCTACTCGTTCCATCTGCTCCCGATGCTGCAGCGCCAGCATGGGCGGCGGAAGACTCATGGCTGCCCATCGCTCAATCTCCCGATAGCAGCGATCCACGGCGTGAGCTGCTTCCTCCCAGCCCTCGAAGTATCCCAGGCTCCACCGGCGACCCTGCCACCACACTCGGGCCTGATACGGGCGTCGCTTGACGTGGGGGCAGTAACAGACGCCGCGTGGAAGGGAAGAATCCATGCCGGAGCTTTCCCCTTAAGCCACTGGCGGGGCTTAAGCCATCGGGAAACCTGCGGGGTAACGCACCGGCAAGACCGGCAAAATCATGCCCCAAACATGGGAACAGGCTTACGGGTTCAGGTTCTTCTTTGTGCCGATGAAGTCGGCCTCAGTGGATTTGACCCAGGTTGGCCTTGGCGGCCTTGGCTCCGGCAAGTTCATCGACAACACCACGCTGCAAAGCTCCAGCGCCACGGTGATCACCGCAGGGACCGGTGACACCTTTGCCCTGGGCGTCGGCACCAAGACCGTCACCAATGCCGCCCTGGCCTCGAACGTCGTCACCCTGACCTTTGCGGCAGCCCATGGCATCACGGTGGGTAAGCGCATTGCCGTCAAGGATTTGCCCTCGCCCTTTACCAGCCTAAACGGGTCGTATGTGGTGGCCTCGGTGACCACTTCCAGCCCGTTCACCCTGACCTATGCCCTGACCGCCAGCAACATCACTTCAGCCGCTGTGGCTGCCGGTTCGGTGGCCCCTGCGCTGCTGCTTGATGGCACCGATGCACCGTTCCGCCTGCTGGGGCTGAGCAACATCCAGCCCAACAACAGCACCAGCAAGGAAAGCGTCGTCATCTATGACGATGAGGCGGGCAGCTACGACACCCCGATCGCCACCCGCCGTTCCAAGGACTGGAGCCTGGAAGGCGCCATGAACTACTCAGATACCGCCTGGCGTGCCATGCGGTTCTGCGAGGAATACAACGTGGTTGAAAAGCTGATGGTGAAATACGCCGTCATCGGACCCAACAATGGCAAGCAGGTTGAGTACGGCTTCGGGTTCTTCGAGAGCTACCAGCCGGACCAGGCCGCCGGTGGGGTGATCAAATTCAAGGTGAGCCTGTCCGGTTACGGCAAGGTGGGCCTCGATCTGCTCTGATCATGGCGATCACGGTAAGGGGGGAGAAGTTTGAGGGTTACAACAAGCCCAAGCGGACCCCTCAGCACGCCACCAAAAGCCATGCCGTCCTAGCGAAGGAAGGCGATAAGGTCCGGCTGATCCGGTTCGGGCAGCAAGGGGTGAGCGGTGCTGGGAAACATCCCCGCACCGAGGCCCAGAAAGCCCGCCGCGCCAGCTTCAAGGCCCGCCATGCCGACAACATCGCCAAGGGCCCGATGAGTGCTGCCTACTGGGCGAACAAGGTCAAGTGGTAGTAAGCTCACAGCATCGCCCTCCTTCGGGTGGTTGTTTTCTTGATTCGTTCTCAGACCCGTTTGGTGGTGGTACACCGGCGGGTCTTTTTCATGCCTCAGCACTGAGAGACTGGCTGACCCGCTCCATGCGCTTGGCCCAGGTATCGCCACCCTCGCGGCCCTTGCACGGGTTGATGCAGTTCGGGTCGTTGACCATATTGCAGACCAGGCCCGCTAGATCAAGTTCTGAGGCCTTTTTGCCGGTGCCTGACCAGTACAACTGCCCACCTAGCCAGCGGGCGCCGCAGCGAGTGCAGGAGCGGGCTTCCATGGCAAGCGGCGGCAGTGGTTGCGGCAGGTTTCCGGGAAAGCTGGGGCATGGCACTGCCCACCACCGCCCAAGAGATCTACGACCTGCTGGCTGCTGATGCCGTAGTGGCCCCGGCGTTGGGCACCTACACCCCAAGGGGCGGCGCTGCCCTTCCTGCCATCGCAGTGATCAGGCGAAACGAGGCCCTGCCCGAGGGTGTGGCCGTCACGGGCCTGGAGGTGGTGATCATGGCCAACCCGGACTACGCCACCCAGGCGCTGCTCACCGGCGAGACGGGGCTGAACCCGCAGTTCAGGATCTACGTGTCCGAGTGGTCACCCGCTGGTGGCATGACGGCCCTGCAGGCGCTGACCCAGCGCATCATCGCCCTGCTGCCTGGCTGCCGTGCGGTGCCGATCGGTGGTGACCCTCCAGGGCGCGGGCTTGGGGTGCTCGATCAGTACTCCCTGAGCTGGACCAACCCCACCCAGTACGTCGTGACACCGGAGAGCTGATATGCCAAGGAATGAATGGGTCGTCAAGGTCACAGCCGACGTGAAGGGTGTGCTCGATGCCTCGCGGCAGATCGGGCAGCAGGGCAAGCAGGCAGGGGAGCAGTTCAAGCAGGGTTTTAGCGGCAGCGATCAGACGATAAGCGGGCTGCGTGGTCGGTTGAATGAGCTGAACCAAGCGGTTGAGAAAGCAACCATTGGTTCACGGGAGTTTAAGCAGGCACAACGCGAGCTTGCTGCTGCTCAACGGGAAGTAGACAAGGCGCTGGGGCAGACCAGTGTGGCAGCCAAGGCTCTCAGTGGTGTGCTTTCGACCTTGGGAGCCCTTGGGGTTGGCTTCTCGGTGGTTGGGTTCTTGAAGGGATCAATCCAGCAGGCCATGGAGCTGGAAACAATCAGCAAAAAGCTTTCAAATACCCTCGGCAACCAGGGAACGGCTGGCGCCCTAAGCTTTGCCCGTGAGACGTCTGACAAGCTTGGCCTGTCGTTCAAGGACTTGGCCAACAACTTCGGCAGCTTCACCGCAGCGGCAACAGCAGCCGGAGTTCCATTGCAGCAACAGAAGGATCTGTTTGCTGCGATTGCCAAGGCTGGCCAGGCACTAGGCCTGTCAAATGATGAGATCAGCGGCAGCCTGCTGGCGGTGCAACAGGTGGCCTCTAAAGGCACAGTGGCAATGGAAGAACTGAGAGGGCAATTAGGCGAACGTCTCCCGATTGCATTAGCTGCCACTGCCAAGGGCCTCGGGATTAGTCAGCAGGCACTGATCAAACTGGTGGAATCGGGAAAACTCACATCGGCTGAGTTCTTCCCAGCACTGACCAAGGGCCTAAATGAGCTGACCGCCAATTCTGGTGGCGTGCCAACAGCGGCGCAAAACTTCGCCAAGTTGCAAAACGCATGGGTTGATCTGCAGGCCAGTTTTGGCACAAGCCTGCTGCCGACTGTCACCAAAGGGGTCCAAGCCCTTGCTGGCGCTCTGGAAGGTTTCAAGGCTGAAAGCGCAGCGTTTGATCTAGCCAAAAAGTTCGGCCTAACTTTGGACGAAGGAAGAGCTTTAGCTACTCAAATAGGAGTAATTCAAAATAAATACGGCCTAACAAATGAACAAGCTAAGAACTTGCTTAGTAATGCTATTGCAAACACAGGGGCTAGTCGTGATTGGTTTGGGCAGCTCAATACGGGTGGAGCAACATTTGGAAAGATTCAAACTGGTTTAATTGATGAAGCAATTAAATTTAGGGCGGCAAATAGGGATACCGTAGGCGAAGTGAATCAATTAGCAGCAGCAGAAAAACAACGTCTTGACCTAGCAAAGCAACAAAACGAGCAAAAATCCAAAGAGCTTGTTAAGCAAGGGCAACTAGCCGAAGCAGTAGGAAGAAGTCTGCAGGCCGAGATTGAAGGTCGCGTCACCGTTCAGCAATCTGCTATCAACCTTGGCCAGTCGCTGATCAGTCTGGAAGAATCACGTTTCAGTATTGTTAAGAGCTTCAACAGTTATCAACTACAGGAAGCACAAAAACGCGGGGCCAGTCAGCGTGAAATACTTGAGCTTGAGCGTGTGGGTAGAGGGATTGAACTAGCGGCATTAAATAATAAATACAACGCACTAGTGCAGCAACAGCAACTACAGCGCAATCTACTGTCGCTGCAGCAGCAACAGGCAACGCTTGAGGCTGATCTTGCGGCAAAGAAGGCAAGAGCAGAAATAGACAAAGCAATAATAAACTTGTCTACAGCTAAACTTTCAAATGATCAGCAAGCCATAGCAACGGCTCAAAATGCGCTGGATATTGCAAACATTGACCTAGAGGTGGCCAACTCCAAAAGGGACATCCTTGCTCAGATCCAGCCACTTGAACGGCAAAGTGCCGATGCCGCTAACCAGACTGCCGAGAACAACATCAAAGCCGAAGCTGCCGCCAAGGGCCTGGCCCTGGCTTCCGATGGCACCTTCAAGGCCGTCAAGGGCCTTGGCAACGAGTTCAAGAGCATCGGCGACTCCCTGAAGGTTCCCTTGGATCAGCAGACCGCCTTCGCTCAGTTGGCCAAGGATGTGGGCCTCCAGGTGAAGGACACCGGCAAGGGCTACTTTGAGATCGGGCAAGCATTGAGCAAATCAAGCGCCCCCGCTGCCAACGACATCAAGGACAGCATGAAGCTGTCGGAAACCTCCACCCGCTTGGCCAAGAATCAAGCTGCAGGGCTTGCCGACAACATGAAGAACGCCGCTGATGAGGCAGGCAACTTCTACAGCTCCCTCGCCCGCGCATCCGGGCTCCCCGAGGCCCGCTTCACCGGTGGCCCGGTCGCCGCCGGCCAGACCTATCGCGTCAACGATGGCCCCAGTGGGATGAGCCTGGGGCAGGAGGCCTTCCTGTCGGCATCGGGCGCCCTGTCCCTGATCAACCGGCCCATGAACAGCCTCTGGACAGCCCCTTCGCGAGGCACCGTGATCCCGGCGAGCATGACCAGTCGCCTCAAGGGTGCGGGTGCTCTCGGTGGTGGCGCTGGCGTGCTGCGTGGCCCCGATCCGGCAATGGCCCATCTCAGCCTGGCGGTCGGAAACCTGAGTCAGGAAGTAGCCGAGCTGAGGCGCAAAGCGTGGAACGTTTCAGTCGGTGTGCGGGGCGATGGATCGGGCCTGAGGCTGGCGCAGACGATGGCGCGGATGCGCTGAGGGTGCCCTGATGGCCCTCCAGCTCAGCTATGGCGGTTCGACCCTGACGCTGCGGTACCTGCAGGCGCAGCCGATCGGTTATGCCGAAGCTGAGACGGAGCAAGGCCTGGTGGCGCGGCGGTTCACCGTGGCGGGCCTCTGCACCCCGGCCCAGTGGGTGACGTGCTGCAGCTTGTTTGATGCCTGGCAGGCGGCCAAGATCACCGAAGCTCCAACCCTGGCCAGCCGGGCGGTGGGGGCCACCGTGGCGTTGACTTGCGCGGCTCATGGCCGGAGCGTCACCAGCCTGGCGTGCTGGTTCACCGGGGCACCAGCGGGCGAAACAGTCGAGGGTGGCGTGTGGGTGAAGGTGTCATTTTCCCTGATCGATGCAACCCAGCAGCTGGCGGTGCTGCTACGGCAGAACGAAAAGGGCCGTCTAGGCGGCGATGCGTTCATCCCCTCCTACGGGACCATCACCTTGGGAGCCACCACGCTGGCCCTGCTGGAGCAACCGGAGGGCTACGAGGACGGTCCGAGTCTGGAGCCCACATCCACCGGCGGCTTCGTGGCCCGAGGGCCCCTGGTAGTGAGCGAGGTGCGCAACGTCAAGGGTGTCACCGATGCCAGCGGCTGGGCGGCGGTTCAATCCTGGTTCAAGAGCACCATCGCGGCCCGCCCCGGTGCATCGGACTTCTGGCCGGTAGGTGAGCTGGGCCTGGAGCGGGACAAGATCGTGTCAAGCGGGGCGGTGATCGAGCGGTACATCATCAGCGTGAAGCTCAAGCGGAGGGCCTCCTAGTGCCAGCCGGTGTGATTGATGTCCGCGCCCAGGTGTTCTGCGATCTGGGCCCTGTGATCAGCGGCCAGCTTTCGGATGATCCGGTGGCGCCAGGGGTGGGCTTGCTGCGCACGCAGGGTGAGGTGGTGATCAATGGCCTCATCCAGCCCGCCCGTGGCACCGAGATCAAGCTGGGGGTGCGGTTGCCTGATGGGAAGCTGACGCGGCTGCCCCGGCGCCTGCGGGTGATTAAGGCCGACAGCGACCCGATCAACAACCAGACCACCTTGACGGTCGGATGCTTGCTGACCTTGAAGTGGGACTTCGTGCAGCCAGCGGTTTTTGCCGCCGCCAACGATCCGCCGTGGTCCAATGTGGACACGTCAGCAGGTTCTTCACCGATTGTTTCGCTTTTGAGCAATGTGCTGGCCTTTTGCCTCAGCAACTGCTCGATCACTCAAGCGGCTAGTAATCCGGCTATCAATGGCATTAAGGCAACAGACAAAATCGACGTATCCAACGGATACCTGAACATTGCCAGCACGATTATCGCTGAAGCTGGCATGTATGGCTTCATTGATGCTGATGAAAAGCTGCGGCTGCGCCAACTGCTTGCGCCTACGACCAAGGGCCCGCTGCTGACGGTCAACGACACGATCACCAACGAGACCATTGGGAACCCAGCGCCACCGGAGCGGATCACGATCAGCTTCGGTCAGGCGGTGCTACCTACTGTTGAAGGCAATCCAAATTACAAGCCCAAAACACCTAGCGACAAACCATATAACTGGAATGACAACGGCACCAGTAATAATACAGACAACAATAGCCTATTGCAAGGATGGACCCTCCAACAAACAATCAGCCCTGCTGAAACGTTTGTGGTTGAGTACCGCAAGAATGTCAACGGGGTTTATCAGACAAAATCAGATCAGGTAAAATTTGCTTCCATCTCAGAGGTATTAACTCAATACCAAACATTAAATTACACCGATAAAGACGGCAAAGAGCAAAGTCAAGACGTAGTGGCAACCACCGTTTCGACCACTACGACATGCGTTGGAGCGGCCAACCCGACCCGATGGAAGTCCAAGCTGGAAGCAGGCAGTCCCGCCTATCCTGGCGTGGAGCTGATCAAACGTACGGAGAGCTTTAATAAATATCTCATCACCGAGAATGGCCCCATTGAAGTGGAAGTTAGCACATATGAATACGAACCAAGGATTGCCTTTGCTGGTGGTTTGGCAATCGAGAATTACAAGAACATCGACCTTGGCACTGGCATTGTACTAGTGCGGAAGACCATTGTTGAAAAACAACAGAACAAGGAAGCTGATCTAACCTTGCAGTTCACCACTGTTTACCAAGCCTGGGGCGCAACTGCTGGAGGCAAAACGGCTGCGTCCGTGATTATGAATGGCCTGAAACGGGCAGATGATGCAACTCGAATCAGCGGAACTTATGCGCTAGTTGATCGCATGACTGCGCTGATTTGCAACGGCACCGAGAAGACAATCAACATCGGGCGCGGTACGGCCCCTGCCTTGCCGAGCAAGCTGCGGCAGCAGAACGACAGACTTAACAACATACAGAACGATCTTAATGTTAATGGGGGCTGGGACAAAACAAATTCAAAAGACAGCGAAAGTAAAGGTGAGAAGTCTCAAAGTCAAATCATCACGTTACTTTACGGTTCGGACTGGACCTTGAAAACAGAAAAATACGAGATGCAGTATTGCCCAGATAGTTATATAGCCCCTTCAGTGGGTCCAGGTGATAACAGCACTGGTCTCAAGTATTTTCATGTTCCCAGCAAGGGTTTTGCTTATTTCTACGGCAAGGTGATCTATTCCATCCTTTCAGGGATGGCCCACGGCAAGTCGATCACCACCGAGCTGCGCAACCTGCCCAGTGAGCCCATGGGCACCATCTACCTGGAGACGGCAGGCACCGTGGGTCGGTTCCGCGCCAACGGCACCACTTTTGCCTGGGATGCCCAGGGCCTGATCGCTGGCTGTGATGCCATGCTCGATGGCGGGGCGGGCAAGCTCACTGGTGCCAGTGGTGTTGATTGGTTCCCGCTGCAGGTGCCATCGGCCAACCTGCAAACCGTGACGCCAACGACCAACGCCAGCCCCGCTCTGGCCAACACGATCACAACCCCGAACGGGTTTGACCCGGCAGCACCGGGAGGCATCTGGAGCAGCCTTGGCACAGCAGGGGTGGCCAGCGATGTTTACGCGGCGGAGCTGACGGTGGCCAGCGTGGTCGATGCAGTACCCGAGACGGTGAACCGCGAAAGCGTGAGCCGCTCCCTGACCTGGCTGCTATCGGTGCCCTATGACGCAACGCCGGTCACCGTGTCGCTGGTGAGCGTGGCGGTTTCCTACGGCACCTTCACGAGCTTCACGGCCACCACAGTCCCTGGGGCCTCCTGGGTGACCTCCGTGACCTTGTTCGTTCCTGGCGTCAGGACGGACGGCAAGGGTTACAACGGCGGCGTGGCCTGGGTCACACCTGCCACCACGTTCACGCCAGGCGGGATCACCAACAGCCCCAACAACGGCGTGGCCTTGGTGACACCATCCACCACGTTCATGCCGGGGCAGCGGTTCAACGGTGTTGGCTTGAACCTTGGCGTGGCCTGGGTCACAAGCTCAACCACCTTCACGCCAGGCGCTACAGGGGATCCGTACTTTTCCAATGTTGCCCTGCTGCTGCACATGGATGGCAACAACGGCAGCACAACAATCCTGGACAGCAGTTCCAATGCACGGACGACAAGTTCCGTGTCGGGTGCGTTGAGCACTGCAAACAAGAAGTTTGGAACGGCATCGTTCACGGGAGGGGATGCAAACTGGACAGGTGCTTACACATCTCCAATTGCTTCGGCTTTCACAATCGAAGCGTGGTTGTATCGGTCAAGCGCAAGCAATGCAGACTCTTACATCTTCAGGTTTGGCGATGAAACGGCGGGACGAGTTTACATTTATTACAGATCAAACAACAAACTTGAGTACGAGCAATATGGCATTGGCGCAAGGTTCCTGTCGTCGTCTGCAGTTCCCCTTGACACCTGGTTCCACCTTGCGGTTGTGTTCTTCTCTGGAGCTAATACCCTGATCTTCATTAATGGCGTTCAAATTGGCTCGATTGGTAATGAAGCCTTTGGCAACAACAATAAATTGACGGTCTTTGCTCCTGATTCCAATCATTACATAGATGAGGTTCGCTTAACCTCTTACGCTCGTTATACTGCCAACTTCACACCCCCTGGCGGGCCATTCCCTAACAGCTAAAGACTGGGAAAGCTGAGAGGTAATGGCAGGTAATTATGGCTTCGGTCGTCTTTGACAGCTTCATCGCTGACGTATTTGCGGGCAACTGCAACACCACGCACAGTTACAAGGCGATGCTGGTGACCTCCGCCTACACCGAAGATCGAGGTGCTCACAGCAAGCGATCCTCGATCACCAATGAGGTGACCGGGACGAATTACACCGCAGGCGGGGCGACCGTCACCCTCACCGCAGCGGTGAACACCACAACCCACAAGCTCACCCTCACGATTGGCACAGCAACCTGGCCGACCAGCACCATCACCGCCAGAAAGCTGGTGATTTACAGGGCCCGTGGCGGGGCATCGTCGGTGGATGAGCTGGTCGCCTGCGTGGACAATGGCGCCGATCTGGTCAGCAGCGCCAGCACGATGACCTGGAATGCCAGCACCTGGGAGATCCCGCTGCCTGCGCCGGCCTAAAGCCACGGCGGAAAGCTCCGGTAAGCAGGGGCACCCATGGACGTCTTGATCTCGCCGGATGCGCTGGGGAAACAGGCGCAGCTCGCCTATGAGGGCAAGTCCTACCGGATGTTTCTGGCCTACCGCAACGGCACGGAGCTGACTCAGGCCAGCCTGATGAGCTCCTGGAATGCGGTGAAGCTCACGGCGGGCAATGGCTATGCCGAGCTGACCGGCACGATCGGGGCCGGTGCTTGGAACAGTGGCAACGCAAGGTACGAGCTACCGGCGTTCACCATGGGGCTGACTGCCACTGGCGCTGGCTTTACGTTTGATGCCATCGTCCTTCAGGTGGACAGCAGAACCTATCCCGATCGGGTGGTGCTGCTGCCGGGCCCGGAGACGCTGCAATCTGGGCAGAGCAAGACCTACGTGCTGCTGTTGGCTCAGGGATGAGCCTGATCGTTGACATCGACCCGGTGCCCTGGAACATCCTGGAGGTGGTCAAGTGCCGGATTTTGAAGAACCGAGCAAAGGCAAAACGAGCCGTTGAGAACTGCGGGGGAAGTGAAGAAAAGCGAGCGGACAGCTTGCGGCCTGGGCCGTTGTCAATAAGGAGAAAGGACGAACCTAGTTTTGTGTTGTCTGGCAAGACCCCATATATAGCAATTCGCCTTAGTGGACAGCCAATGGCAAATGGACAAAATTTTGTAGAATTTTATACACCAAATACGGCAGGGCCCTCTTATTATCCACTTTCTTTTCTTCCATATTACAATGTTTATCAAATATGGGCTCAACCCGAACCCCACATATTCAAATTAAATGGAGTTGTAGTAGGTGAAATTGTTCCCCCTAGCACTGCCAATACTTGGGTTGCTTATTTATTTATTTGGTCTGACAACATAGAAACACAAAAAGAACTAATCAATAGTGACAAAACTTTTGTATCCGGCAAAACTTCTGTCAATGCGTTTAGGTATGATCAAGCAGATTTAGTTTATGGACTAATTCCTTCTCCATTCTATACCGTTCCTATTATTTTTAATTGGATAGTAGTTGTAATTGACAACAATGTTTTTGCTGAGCCTCAACCTGGAGATAAAGTTGAGGCTACATTTGAGCCCAAAAGTACGGGAATAGGAGGAAATCAAGCTATAGTTATTGGTTTTACAGAAGATAAAAATAGTGTAGGAAGTCCTGGTTTTAATACCTTTTCCCCTATCTACGATTTTGTAGGTCGTAATTATCCAGGCATAACAGAAACAAAAACTTATACCTGGACCTTTCCTGACTATTCTGAATAACCCTGCAATGACCAACCTCCCCCAGCCCGATTCCATCGAAACCCTCCTAGAGACCGTCCAGACCCGCCAGCTTGCTAACCGCCTGGCCGCTGCCGAACGCGAGCAGCAACGCCGTCAGCGACCTAAGCCACAAGCCTCTCGCTAAGCCGGAAAGCTCCGGGGTAGTTCGCGGGCGTGATGCCCCGAAGCATGACCAAACAATGGTTTCAACCGCTCCAGAGCCCAGAGCCTGGTAGCGAAGGTGGAGATGGCACTGGCACCGGGGCAGGTGCCGCTGGTGCTGCTGGTGCTGTTGCCGGTGGTACTGGTGAAGGCGAGGGCGATGACCTGTCCCGCCTGCGCCACACCCTTGACCGTGAGCGCAATGCCAACCGCGAGAAGGACCGCCGCTTGGGCGCACTGGAGGCGCAACTCAAGGAGCTGACCACCACCAATCCCGACGCCGTGCGGGCTGCTGAGGCCAAGGCTGCAGCGGCCCTGCAGGAGCGGCAACTGATTGAAGAGCGATCCCGCCTGGAACGGGAGCAGATCGAATCCAAGTATTCGACCCAGCTACAGCAGGCCAACGCTGAGCTGCAAACTGAACGGGAGGCCCGTCAGCGGGAGCTGGTCCGGGTGCAGGCCGAGAAGGCTTTCATCGGCGCCAAGGGCTCCATGGTGGCCAGCACCATTGACGGTTCCACCCCCTTTGATTCGGTGTGGTCCCGCTTCGGCGCTCACTTCCGCATCGAGGACGGTGCCCTGGTAGTAGTCGATGCCAAGGGCAACCCGGAGATCGACTCCGAAACCGGCAAGCGGTTTGAACCCACCAAGTGGTTGGGCCGCCTGCAATCCGATCCCGTGTGGGGCCGCAACTTTGAGCCCGCCATGGGCACCGGCGGCGGGGCCCGCAGCAGCCGTGATGGCCGCGTCAGCACCGGCAGAGACCTGATGGCCCAGCCCCTCGGCTCGCTGTTCTCCGATGCCTTCGGAGGCGCGGCTTAGGAACCCGGAAAGTTCCAACAACAGGGACCGATCGGTGGCGTGATGCCCAGGCCGGTCCCAAATCAATCAGCACGGCGTGATGCCTTGCGGTGAATTAACCGGCGTGATGCCACCCCCGACCTTCACCTGAATTTTCCCCATGGGACTAACCATTCTGGAGGCTGCCAAGCAGGAGACAAATCCTCAACGGGTGGCCGTTATTCGTGAACTGGCTGAATCTGAACTGATCGGCATCATGCCGTTCCGCAATGTGCAGGGCGGTCTGGACTATGCCGTGGAAGCTGAGCTTCCTTCCGTTGGGTTCCGTGGCTACAACGAAACCTACGACGAAACCTACGGTGTCATCAATCCGCAGTATGAGCGGCTGAAGTTCTTCGGTGGCGACATCGATGTGGACATCCAGCGCATCAAAAACTACGGGCCCCAGGCCAAGGCTGAGCAGATCCAAATGAAGGTGCGCTCCATGCGCCTCACCTTCGAGGACTACGTGATCAACGGCGATGAGTCAAGTGATCCCCGTGCCTTTGATGGCCTCAAGGTTCGCGTCAACACGGGCAGCTCCCAGGCGGTCAACGTCAACGGCGCCCTGTCGCTGACGGCTCTTGATGAACTGATCGATGCTGTCGATGGCGACAACAAGATCCTGCTGATGAACAAGAAGATGCGTCGGCGCCTTACTACTGCCGCCCGCAACACTTCCATCGGTGGTTTCATCAGTTTTGAGCAGGATGCTTTTGGTCGTCGGGTGACGATGTACAACGATGCTCGCATTGTTGTCACCGACACCAATGCCCAGAACACGCAGATCCAAGGTTTCACCGAAACCTCCAGCTCCACCAGTATCTACTGCGTGACGTTTGGTGATCTGCAAACCACCGGCATCCAGGGCCCTGCCGCCCAGGGCTACGGCATCGACATCAAGGAGTTCGGCGAAGTGCCTGATGCTCCCGTCGATCGCACCCGGATTGACTGGTCGATCGGGATGGCGATCATGAATGGTCGTTCTGCCGCTCGTGCCTACGGGATCACCGATGCTGCGGTGACCGCTTAATCATCGCTTCATCTATCCATTTCCTGAGGTACTGACTAATGGCTCGTTCTACTGGACTTGCCCCCCGAAGGGGCTATCAAGTGGATGCTGAAACCATCCTTCTCGGTGCCGTCAAAGCCGGCGCCCGTGGCCGTGCTGCCGAAACCCGCACCGGCGCCGCTCGCTTGCTCACCACCAACCTGGCTGCCCAGGATGAATGGAAGCTGGTCGCTGCCGGTGGTTCTGGCGCCTCTGGTGGCTACGTGCTCCAAGCTGCCAACGTGGCTGAGGGTGCTGCCCTCAGTTCCGCCTCCACCTACGCCAATATCGGTGTGGTGACCGCCACCGCCGGTCAGATCAACGAGGTCGCCGTCAGCGGCAAGCAGATCCGTGAGGCGGTCAAGGCCGCTGGTTCGTTGACCGGTGATGTTCGAGTGGCTGCTGTGCGGCTTCGCCCGGGCACCGGCACGCTGAGCATCAGCAACGTGGCCTTGACCTCCAACGTGGCCACGATCACCCTGTCCGCTGCCCACACGATGTTGGTCGGTGAGATCGTCACTGTGGGTTGCAGCAACCCGCTGGTGAATGGCACCTTCACCATCACGGCGGTGGCCTCCACCACCTTCAGCTACGCCTCGACCCAGAGCAACATCACCAGCGCTTCGGCGACTGGCACCGTGACCAATGGCGCCGCCGCTCCGGCTGGCACCAACACGGTGTACCTGGTTCCCGGCGAGTAAACCCATAGGCGGTTCAAGCATTGGGGCCCTTCGGGGCCCTTTTGCGTTGGGAGGTGCGACGGACGGAAAGCTGGAGCAGCAAGGTTGAAGTATGGCCTGGGTCGAAAACGAAACCTGGGGGATGGAGCAGGGGATTGATGCCCTGAAGGTATTTGAGCTGTTCAGTGATACCGCCCAGACCACGCCATGGTCGTTTGTGGGATGGGATGTGAATGCAACTGTCAGCGACATCAAAGCCCGGACGATCTATCCGGTGACTGTGCAGACCACGCCAGCGCAGGGCTTGGTGCGGCTGATCTTGCCGGAAGCGATCGTCAATACGCTCAAGGTCAGTGGTGTCTATCGATATGACTGCCTGATGGTGCCACCAGGCGCCACGCAGGCTGATGACAATTTCTTGGCCACTGGATTAGCAACGGTGGCCTTGCGCAGCAGCAGGAGGGATCCATGAGCGCCCCTGCGGTTGTCAGGATCACGAACAACAGCGGCCCTGCTGTTGTCAGGATTCTGCCCCCTGGGGCGGGCGTTGCGCTCTCTGACGCCACTCCCCAGTCCCTCGGCACCGCAGCAGCAGGCACCGGCACAGCAGCCAGTCGCAGCGATCACCGACATGCAATGCCCTCGGCGGCGCAAGTTGGGGCTGACTCTGCCGGGACCGCAGCGGCGGCGGTGGCAGCTCACACGGCGGCTGCGGATCCGCACACGCAGTACCTGACCCAGGCTGAGGGTGACGCTGCCTACGCGATCAAAGCCAACAACCTGTCCGACCTACTGGACTTTGATGCTGCCAGGACAAACATCGGTGCAGCGCAAGCTGGAGCTATCAATTTTTCGGGAATAACCGCTAGCGGTTTAGTCCTGGCTGGCCGCTATTCAACGGGCGTAGGTGGCCTGCAGGAGATCAGCCTAGGCACCGGCCTGTCGTTCACGGGGTCAGCGTTGAACGCTTTTGACCCCGCCACCCCTGGCGCCATTGGCGGCACCACGGCAGCAGCAGGAACGTTCACCAGCCTGACTGCAACTGGTCGCGTAATTCAATCGGTCAACGGTGCAGCCAGCGCACCCCCGGTATCGCTGACTGGCACCTGGTTCACGGGTGGCACGGCAACTACGACGAAGCCACAACTCGTAATTGAACCATCTGGGACAACTTCGACAGCATGGAACACAGCGGGAACAGGCTTGGGTGTTAATGCGCCTACTGGGTTTACAGGAAACTTGTTGGATTTGCAGCTTGCGGGAACACGGAGGCTTTCAGTTTCCAGTACAGGCTTTACTGACATAACGGCATCTTCAAATCAATTCCACGCCGGACCATCAACAAGCACCGGATTTATTGTTAATACAAA